GCACTAACTCAACCAACCCCGCACTATTCACACGCGTTGCAGTTGTTGCTCTAACAACGGACATATCGCCCGAACCATCGGATGGAATAACGGAATATAACGTACCTTCTTTATATCCGTTTGGCGTTACGACCAGGCTCGCTTGTGTTAGTAAACTCATGATATGCTATTTAAAAATGTCAAGGTATTGAAAAGACAGCCAGGTGCCTCGAAAGATCCGCCATCAGTAATCACCCTATTAATGAAAGATTCAGTAATAAAATTAGGCAGACCGATAAAGTCGTTGCCAATAGCATTCGCTATGGATATCTGTATATTCATATTACCAAAGAGCTACAATGTTTGACGCAGTTGTGTTTGTTGCGAATACTCTGTTAACTTGTACCGGTAAGAATGTACCACCCAATACGTTAGAGAATACTACATCATCACCACCTGCCGTCAACACTCTAATGTTACCGCCTGTTCCGATATATAGAACGCAAGGCCAAGCAATGTCACCGCCCCCAATGAATGGGATATCTACGGTATTACTTGGTGTAACAGCTGCCGCTCTAGCGACTTGTAATTTTTGATTTGCCATCTTTTATTTTTTTGTTGTCTTTCCGTTCGCACCATTGCGCGCACGATTAATACTTGCTTTTTCTTTTACAAATTTACCACTTTTTGTGGAACTCATGTCGGGACCTCCCTTGCCATCAATACCAACATCGCGACGTGCCTTCATGTGGGCCGCTCGGTATGACTTTCTTTCTTCTGTAGAGTTCAACTCACGTTGATACTCTCTACGCTTCTCCGCTGCCTTCGGATTGCTCGCGTAATACTTCGACGTCTTGCTTTGTCCCATAAAATACTCTATTTACTAATAACCCAGGATCATTCCACGCTTCTTGTCGCTCACCACATCCGCAGTCCTCTCCGACTAGCTTGTCTAGTCCGGTAACTTTAGTGATCGCAGCGACAGTGTCACCTATCCCTTTATGTCTTTTTATTATGATCATCCTTTAATCCACTTCTTACTAGGGGATGCAGTATTGCTTGGACTCCACTTCGCTTTGTCAGCCCAGTATGCCGCGCTCATCTTGCCCTTAGCGATGTTCTTCGCGTGACGGCTTTTAAATGCCTCACGTTGACCAGCCGTCTGATTGGTCTTAACTCCCTGCTGACCGAAACGAATAGTCTTAATTTGGTCGCCTTCCTTAGCAACCACAATATGACTCTTAGTCGAGTGACCCGGAGTGCGCTTGGGCTTATTAAAGCCCGTTACGCCTGCCCTTTCTAGTCGGGGATCTTTCATTACTTTTTATTAACAGGTTTAGCTGTCTTAGCAGCCTTCTTAAAGTTACTCGCTGTTGGCGCTCCCTTCTCTCCAAGTTTACGCATTGTCTCGCCTGATCCAGCTTTAATTCGCTCTCTCTTCGCGTGAATATTGCTATATAGTCCCATAATCAATATATTTGTACAAATATAATAAAATGAAACCAAAGATAACAATTGTTAAGCGAAGAAATCGCCGGAAGAAGGTATATAACGGCCGGGATACTAACTGGGACTTCATGCAGCATTGGACTGTTATTAGAAAGTGGGCTGTCCTAAATTATGAATTAAGGAGCACCTCAGACCTAGAGATCTTAATGCACCTATACTCACGCAAACTGTTTACCCTGCCCGAATGTTATGAATGGGCAAAGTTCATGGCATGGGATAGGTATCGCTTTAATAGACTGCTTGATGAAGGGTGGATACATGTGTGGAGAACCCGAAGTACCGGGGAGTCAGCCATGTATGAACTGACACATAAGGCAAAAAAGATGATCGCCTCAGTATATAGGAAGATGACAGGCGTAGAGCCAATTCCAGAATCATCTAGACGAAATAAGGCGTTCAGAAAGAACGCCCCATTCGCACAAAAAACATTAGCTAACGCTATTCGTTCATTTAATCAAGAACACAAACAACGTCCTTCTCCTGAATCAGATAGTAGCGATTTTCTCCAATAAATACGTCGTGACCTGCCACCTTATCAAACAAGATGGTGTCACCCGTATTAATATGCAATACATTCGTACCTGGGGACACAATAATCGCTTTGTGGTATCTTAATTCGTCAGAGTCTTCTCCGGATAGAAGTAGACCCGACTTTGTTTCCTTTTGCTCGTTGATCTTTGAGATCAAGATGAACTTATTTAGTACCTTCATAGTCTCTTATGTTTGTAATGATTGAACTTGTGCTCATGATCGTCGTAGCGACTGACACGGCGTTTAATAAGGCGTTCTTAGTGACTTTAGCTGGGTCAATGATACCAAGCTTCATCATATCGCCGTACTGCTCTCCCTTGACGTCGTAACCCTCTCCAACGATTGGTAGTAGATGATCAATGATATCGTCAGCATCTTTACCGGCGTTCGTCACGATCTGACGCATAGGTGCCTCAAGCGCAAAGTGCATGATTTTCTCAGCGGCAGACTTGCCAGCCGTTCTTTGTAAGCATCCGATTAACGCAGCACCACCACCAGGAAGGATACCCTCCTCCTTAGCAGCTCTTACCGCACACACAGCATCGTCAATACGATCCTTCTTCTCCTTCTGCTCAATGTCGCTTAATGCACCAACATAGATAACAGCAACACCGCCCGATAGATTGGCCACTCGCTCGTTCACAAAGTCAACCTCATTCTTGTCAGTTATACCAACCGTTGATTCTTTTAATGATGCGATATGACTCTCTACTGCCGACTCTGTCTCAGCAGTCGGAATGAAGATAGTGTTGTCCTTACCAACAACCACGCGCGCAGCTGTTCCCAACGTATCCAATGTGATCAACGATAAATCATCACCAGTGTTCTCACTGAAGTATGTTCCGCCCAATGCAACCGCTAGATCGTCCAATAAGTCTTTCTGACGGTAGCCAAATGATGGAGGCAAGATGTTACATGCCTTGATTTTACCCTGAGCAACGTTCATGTTCAATGTAGCCAACGCATTTGCTCCCAACTCACCGATAATCAATAAAGACTTTCCTTGTGATACAATTGGAGCTAATATCTTCTCTAAGTTCATTAAGTTGCTGATCTCATGGTCGCTGATCAAGATGTATGGGTTCTCTAACACACACTCCTGGCGCTTATGGTCGTTAACGAAATACTTAGACGTCATCCCACGCTCAATACGCATACCTTTCAATACGTCGACATATGTAGTGGTCGTTTGACTGTTCTCTACAGTAACCATGTCAACTTGACTGAATGCATCACCGATCATCTTACCGATCTCCTTGTCGTTGTTCGCAGAGATTGATGCCACGTCGTATAATTTCTTACCGGTGACTTTCTTGCTCATCTTGTCAAGGTTTTTTACAACCTTAGCAGTAATATCGTTCATCTCACGGATCACCTCAGTAACATTGTCATCATCTGTAAGGTGTATGTCAGCAGCGTCAATAATAGCCTCCGCCAATACAATTGATGTAGTCGTTCCGTCACCTGCAACCGTCGCAGTGCGCTCAGCTGCCTGACGCATCATGATCACAGCCAAGTTCTCAACCGGATCCAACAGGTTGATAGACTTAGCGACCGTCACACCGTCCTTTGTTACCGTAATACCGCCAATATGGTTCTCTGACTCAATTAGTACTGTGCGTCCGCGCGCACCTAATGTACTCTTAACAGCTCCGGCAATCGTTTTGATCCCCTTTTTTAGCTTTTGTTGCCCCTGAGAGGCATCTAATACTTGTTTTACTACCATTTTATTTAATTTTATATACAAAAGTAACATTAAAATGCACATTATGATGCATTTTATGTAATATTCATATTATTTATACCATAAAGTGTTATAAAATGCACATTATAATATAAATTTGTACTATGGCATATATAGAACACAACTTTTTCCCACTCAAAGTATTCGTTAGAAACGAGTACATGTACCAACACACCAAAGGACAAGGAGAATTCACTCCTGGAGTGATCATGTCGGTCAGATGCATGCCCGGACAGGCTGCATTATTTCAAGTACTACTTGAAAATGGTGTTATGAGAGACAAATTACCGAGTCACGCACTGTTAACTGAACCAGAGACACCTGAAGTGGACCTGCCGTTTCACTACCTGCAGATATGGAACTGCTTCTCATACAACTTCACACTACTACACCTCTCATATGTGTATGATACCAGAGTAGAAGTGTTTATGAAGGACCATAAGTTCTACCCAGGTAGCTACTACGCGACAATAAACTGGGGAGCAAGCGACCTGAATACAGATCTATCACTAGCAGAGGATCCACTAGAGCACAAGTCTCACCACATAATTTTGTTGGATAATGGGCAAATTGCCCTACAGCCTAACAATCGTATAAAATGGTCAGAGCCTAGCTTTGTAACCAAACCATTCCCCGAACGACCTGACTATATGGTCAACAAAGATTACTATAACTGTGAGGGATTTGAGAAGTGGCAGACCGAAGACTCCGAAAGAATGTTCTACGATACGGAATAACTAGTCGCAAAATTAAGGCTATAAGCTGATAAAATATTTTTTTTTTAAGGCTATAGGCTGATAAATTGCTAAAAACAATGCGCATAAACGGATATAAACCGATTATGTCTAGTTTATGTGACAAAAAACTGGACAAATATGTCACTAGAATGTCGCAAATATATACTAAATATGCGACAAACCTATATACTAAAAGTACCACAGGTGCTATTGATAAGAATGATTATTTAGCGAAGGGGTGTATGCAAAAAAAAAGGGCTACCTTTCGATAGCCCCTTTACTTTTTTTAGTTGTATTATTATAATGGCATTTGACCATTGAATGATGCAGCTCTTGATTTTGCTTTAGAACCAGCAGCCTTAATCTTCGCGTCCATCGTGTTGCGGTTTGCAGCATTCTGAGTAGACTCCTTGTAGTCCTTAATGATAGGACCACCGTATTTCTTGTCGTTAAAGAACTTAACGCCTCCTTTACCCTCAAGGTTATATACCTGCTTAGCAAATTTCTCAGCCTTGCGAGATTGCTTAATCTCAGATGTCATAGCAGCTTTACCCATTGATTTCACCTCGGAGTCAGGTTGCTTTCTATACTCAGCTCTAGCTGACTTAGCTTGACCTCTGTAGTTTCTAATCTCACCAGGAGTCATTGATGAAAGATCATCACCTGTAGCTGTTGTGCCTGCATAAGCTTTAAAACGCTTCTCCTCTTTGTTGTAACCTCTGTTGTTTTCGCCTGTCTTACCAATTGACTTAGCTACCTGCTTAACATAACGCTCTCCTGATCCTTTAGTGTATGCGCCTTTAGCAAGTGGATTCATCGAAACGTTTTCCTTTTTCTTAACATTTCTACCAGGATTTACAAAGTCTGCTTTCTCAACTGCTTCTTTTGCTTTAGCCATTGACCCTTTGGTCTTAATGCTTGTTACCTTGTTAAGAGGCATTCTACCCATTGGCATATCTCTCTCGTTAGGAGCAGTTGGCTTTATAGGTGCTGTTGGTTTTTTATAAGCGCCTTGAAAAACGTCAGGATCTGTTGGATCTTTTATACCTTTATTAATTCTTGCATATGCATAATCAGGTTGATCAGGATTATAATCAGCTGTTTTTCTCTTTTTATTAAAATCAGCTAATTCAGTTGGATTTAATAATCTAGAGTTTTTCTTATCAATGCCACCCGATCCGTATAATACACCGCCGCTAGATGTAGGTGCAGCCTTAGTTGCTTCATCCTTACTGTAAATATCCATTTGCTTATTATAAGTACCAAGGTCAGACTTGTATTTTTCGCCTGCCTCCATGTCAGCATTGTACTTAGCCTCTTTAGGAGATAACTCTCTAGGTTTAACTGTCTCCCTTTTTGAAGTTACAATGTACTTCTCAGGTGGTGTTGTCTTTGTGGTCAAGCGACCTGTCTTCATTCTGGCCATATTAGCGCTATTTTTATGATTAATAAGTTTATATGTAACTCATAAGAGTCCATCCATTCGTCCGGTCGGTAGTACTCAAAGCCTACATTCAATCCGTACGGTAGTCTGTTCTCTATGATGATACTCATGATTTCATGTGTCTCTTTCTTACCTTAGGCTCGTACTCTCGGCCTACCTTGCTTTTGATAACCCTAGAGATAAGAGGGCCCTTAATATAAGACTGATCTAAAGGCTCAACAGTAGTAAGTCTTGTCAACCTATCAATCTCATAGTTCTTAAACGGAATATCGTTGTAGTCTTTCATAACTATTTTTTTACAAATATAATAAAATTTTAGATGTGCGGAGGTTTTGGGTAATGGGGGCGTTTGACGAAGCCGGGCCGAAAAAGGAAACGTTTTGAAAATCGATGGGGGGGTTGCCATTTCCAAAAGTTCGGCCGGAATTTCCAGCTTTTGCTAGGCATGTCGGTCGGTCGGACGCAAAGCCTTTGTACCACTAGGTCGGTGGGTTGGTCGGTCGCATAGTGTGTGATACCAAGCAATGCTCAATAATATCCATTATGTTAAATAGAAATGCCAATGAGACCAAGCAATCGGCCGTTCAATCAATCTACCTGTCGGCCGTTCGTCCGACGTTGCGCGCGCTCGGTTGCACGTTCGGAGGGTGGGGGTTGCGCCTTACTTAATTAATACCAATCAAACAAAAGCTATCCATTTGACGGATCATTTGACGCTGAAATCGTTGCCCAGTCTAGTATATGGACATTTTTTCCTGTTGATCAAACGTGTCTCCTTATTTAGAATGAATATAAATTAGCATTTATTTGAATCTTTTTGTTGAAAATGTTTGCACAATCCAAACAGTTGACGTATATTTGATACAAGCAAACGAGCTAAACATACCACTAGAGGTTACGATGACGAATCAGTATTCAAGTGGTAGATTGAAAAGATAAAGTTCTACTAAGCGCCTTTCGAGGATCACGCCGAGGTAAAGCGGTTCAAAGTAAATCAGTTTAGACGCTTATTAATGTTCATTGACTTACGATATTATTTGAGACTACAAGCGGTGCGGAGGTCAATACGATAACACAAAGCTAGGACGAACCTAGGGCATGCGATACACTACTCAGGTGGTCACATGTCGGAACCACGGCTGTAAGGCCGTAGGGATTAACAGAGGGTCGGCGGTTTCACGCGGTCGACAAAACACCTCTAGCATGCGATGAGCATTTCATAGGAGCGACACCTAGCTAGAGGACTAAAACTAACCAACATGAAAATCAAATTCACATCTATAGTATTGCGTCGATTAGATGCAAACTATTTCAACTTAGAAGCATTCGACAGCGCCGGCAAAGTAGTTTACAAAGCAACGATAAGCGACACTGAAGCATGCAAGGTAGCAGAAAAGTATAACAATGTAAAAATTAACTAACCATGGAAGCAAGAATCATTAGAATCGAAGGACGCTATGAGATCATAGGTTTCTTCCAAGACGGCGTATTAGTTAGAACACGCAAATTATTAATCCCTTTTAAAGCTAGATAAACTATGACAACTTTACAGACATTTCAAGCGCTTATCAACGGGACGTTGGTAAGTGTAGATCAATTAAGAGGCAACAGAGGTCGCCAAGACATTCAGTACAAAATCAAGGCCACAAGCTATGAGCAAGAAGGTTGGAAGATCATTCTACCTGAAACGCTACTAACAGCGGACGACTTTTGGAAACTTAACCCAATCAAAGCATGAAAGCAACAATCCAATTTATCAACAGCTACGGAAGACAGGTCCTAATGGAGGGCCTGATCTTCAAAAGCTCCAGTCATTTAAACAATTTTATTAATTACACCGAACGCAAGTACAACTACACGTTTGACGAGGTTTGGTATTAACACCTAGAAAACATGACTTACACAATAGAAATTTACCTAGAAAAAAACGAGTACGATTATCAAGGCAATCTTCAGGAGGAGGATAGATACATAGTTTTAGATTCCGAAGGGTTTGATGTGTGTGGTGATCACATGACAAAGGAAGAGGCTGAGTTATTTATTAAAGAGATTAGCTGACGAGTATTCAGTATACGAAAACAATTAAATGAGGGCATCCTCAGCCTGCACCTGCAGGTTTGTTCCTAATCAAATAAACCTTTTAAACATGGACAAAATTTTAAACGGCCTATTAACAGCGATAGCTGTCGGAATGGGAAGCACATTAGTTTATGCAATCAGTTTTGCAATCTATCAATTAGTAGTTAACGGGCACCAATCAGTAAACATATGAAACACAGACTAGAATATCTAAGACAAGAGCTTAGAGCAGAGCGAATCAGCTTAGACGAATTAATAGAGCTACAAAGCCTAGTAACATACATCGACTCAGACGACGTAGAATTATTAGAAGCAGCCGGAGTAAACGAATTTTAAACCAACCAGCATGAAGAACATAACCATCCTAGCGGTCGGAATAATAATCGGCATGTCGATCGTTCATTGCATTCGATTGAGTGAAAAACCAAAAGAGGAATATTTCCGTCCGGTGAGTGTAGAACAATTCGAACGGGATCAACCACCGATCTTACAAGAGTACGGCAAATTGATCGTTGATTAAAGCTTTACTTTAAGTATGTCGGTTTTATAACTGATTATCAAACAGTTATGTTAGTCCATGTTGGTTTGATGTTGGTTTTTTTGACGTAAGTGCTTGTAAATCAAGCACCTATGTCAGAATGGTGAAAAAGTGTGTCAATTTGTATAGAATTACACGCAAACTACAGCGAGAACTATCTCACTGTAGTAGTATATATATATATATATATTATTTTTTTTTCTCTATAGTAGAGACTATAGTCCCATAAAACTAACATTTCTAACTGAGAATCAATAAGTTAACTAACATCTTTTCACATTTTTTCAACACTAAACACTAAAAACCAACATTAATTTACTATATTTGTAATGCCTCACGCAAATATTACAGACATTTTACAATCCCCTTGTATTGATATAGTAGTGAGGCACTATTGATTTGCGAGGGGATTTTTTTATGACATGAGAACATGTAAGAAATGCGGTCAACTGACCGACCAATACTATTCAAAGCGACATTTGAAATGTATTGACTGCTTTAAGGTAGTGAAAAGAGAAAAGACTCCCGATTGGCTATTGCCACACATTCGCAAGGGACGTTATGAGACCATCAAATTCATCAAGACTGGGAAGCCGAAAGATGTAAGCCGTGTGCTTGACTGCACACATGCTAAAATTGTGAAGCACATCGAGAAGCATTGGCAACCGGGCATGACATGGTTCAACCATGGCCATTGGCACGTTGACCACATCAAACCTTTAAGCAAAGCTCGGACGCTCAAACAGCTTGAGATGTTATTCAGGTGGAAGAATGTTCGGCCGTTATGGGCTGAGGCTAACTTAAAGAAGAAAGACAATCAGTCGGACGATGATGTTATTGAGTTAATCAATAAGAAGATGTCCGACAAGTATGAACAATTCAAATCCAAACTATTATGTACGAAGTAATCGAGGCCTTCTTACAAGGCAAAAAGAAAAAACAAGGCAACGTTCAAACAGACGGCCGAAACCTTTACCTATTCGGAAATTTAATCGCGGAGAACCGCGTTAACGGATTGCATGTATCAAACGCCGGATGGCCGACAAGAACGACAAACAGGTGGCTAAACCGATTGCCTGACACATCGGTCAACATGAAGAAAGGTGAGTCGTATTTGAACGGCGAGCTATGGGACGGCGAGATGACAAAGGTTAATGACAGCCCACAACCTGAGGCCAAGCATGCTGGCGACCTGTTTGATATGACATGTGAGTACATTCGATTAGATGGGTGGAGGGGATATTCAAAACCAATCTATTCAGTCCACATGGAGCCTGACACAGGCCAATGGGACGACAGTCCATATCCAAACGCTGAGGCGTTAATTAAAGCCAAGATGGCTGAGCTAAAGGCTAGAGGAATTCCATCAAAGGTTGTAACATCCGAGACGTCAAACGTTTTTTGTGTGAACCATTTCATTATTGTACCACCTAAATATTTTAACGATGCAAGAACTATTTGATTACATCCTAGAGAGCAAAATTAACGGCCAAAAGAAGCAGTCGTTAGAATTGTTTAACGAGCTCCCTGACAGGGAGACAAGACAGGCGTTCATTGATTATGTCAGTGAGGCGTATCATTACGAGGCGATGCATAACGGCCAACAGAACGAGTTAGCAGAAACACTAAAATTTTATTATGAAAATAGGTTGGTTTAGTTGCGGAGTAACGTCCGCTGTTGCATGCAAGTTAGCTCTTGACAAGTATGGGAAGGACGACGTTGTATTGTATTACATGGTGATCGACTCGGCACACTCTGACAACGAGAGATTTATTGTTGATTGTGAGAAATGGTACGGCGTTGAGATCAATCGGATCCGGAGCCCAAAGTATGTTGATCAATTTGACGTGATCGAGAGGACCAAGTACATAAACGGCCCAACGGGCGCTCGCTGTACACTTGAGTTAAAAAAGAATGTCAGGTATCGAGTTGAAAAAGAGATTGACTATGACGGGCAGGTGTTCGGGTTTGAGTTTTCAAACAAGGAGGTCAATCGAGCGATCCGTTTTGCTCAACAGTATCCACAGGCAAAACCAGTCTATCCATTGATCGATCGGAAAATGACAAAGCAACAATGCGCTGAGTTATTACTCCGCAATGGTATTGAGTTACCAAAGATGTATGAGCTTGGCTTCCATAACAACAATTGCATTGGCTGTGTAAAGGGTGGTATGGGATATTGGAATCACGTTCGAAAGCATTTCCCTGATCAATTTGAGCGAATGTCAGAGTTGGAGCAGAAGATCGGCAACAGTTGTATCAAGAATACATTCCTAAAGGATTTAGATCCGACAAAGGGACGACATGAGCCACCGATCTTACCTGACTGCGGTACATTTTGCGAGATTGAATTTGCTGATATAATAGACAGCAACACTGAACGAATAATGAGTGGTAAGGCAACAATGCAACAATTAAAATTATTTGACATATGAAAGTAGAAATAGTTGAGAGCTGGTCATCCGGCAAGACGGTCGGTCTAGCGATAAGCTATTCGGCCGAGGATAAGGAGATACTTATTCATTTTTTATTTCACGGAATATTTATAAAGTTATGAGGTACTATGCAAAGTATAATTTGTTTGGCAATAAGGTCAGGCAAGGCGAGATGAAACGCAACAAAGATTTAATTAGGCGTTATTATGACAGGGTAGTTGCCACCCCAGACGGCAACATAATTATTCAAATCGGTAAACTTAAAATTATATTAACATGAGAGCAAGAACAAGAGAAAAGTACATGACGGTATTACGTTACATGCACGAGCAGAACAGAACATTTTCGATGACTGAGGTAAAACAAAAAGCAGGTGGGCATAGCGTTATGCTGTCATCATGCGTAAAGGTAGGCTTGGTTGAAATGCAGTCAAAGGGTAGGTACAAATGGGTAGGTGACGTTCCAACAAAGACGACAGCCAATCGGGTGTATGCTAATGTAGTGAAGAGCACGACAAGGAAACCAATCAAGAAACGATCGATCAATCCGCGACCGATAGTTCGCACGGCAAGTTTATTATGGGGTTTAATTAAATTCAACTACTAATGTATCACGTTTGCTACCTCCTCACATCTGTTGATTGTGATGGGATAAAATGCTCAGGCATTAACATTGACGCATCGAGCTATCAGGATGCGCTTAAGAAGTTCCAGAAGGAACATTCAAATCAGATAGTATATATTTGTAAACAAGAAATAATACACCAATGCTAAAAGTATATGACATCACGTTCGACAACGGCAGACGCACTAAAGTGATGGCTAATGACATCAACGTGGCTGTCGTTTACTTCACAGCTTTCTTCGACTCTAAAGTTGAATCAGTAAAGGAAGCTGTTGTTCAAATTATTATTGACAAATTTAATCTTAACTAACTATGTATGTATTAATCCCAATTGTGTCGGCTATCCTATTGGTTCAGTCGGCACGAATCAGCAATTACATTATCCGGTCAATCGTAGGTTACACCCTATCGGCCGGCATGTTTATCGGAATCATGTTGGCTTTTGCTCAGATTGTATCAGCCCAGTGGGTTCCCATCAAGGGCTACCAAGAAGAGAACAAGCTAGGCAACTTCAGTTACTATTCAATGGACAAGCAGAACGCCATTGACATGTGCAAGGAAGTTTTGCGAATCAATGACGTCAACCTATCGACAATTGACGTAGATAGAAACCACGACCCGATCATTAACAACCACCTCAAGAAACCTGATCAACCTGACATGGTGTACATGGTTTACGTTGCTAAGGCAACAACTGGTTATGTTGTCCGGTTAATTTTCACGGAGGACAAATACTTTGAGATTGAGGAGGACTTTATGACAATTGTATATGAAAGCGTGGAGTGATTTAATATCTGACAAGTATGTCACCATGTACACGACTGAGAGGTCAATGTATTACATCGACAAGGGCATTCGTATCGAGCGCTTTAACGATGGTGGTGACATAATTGTTCAGAACACCATGACAAACTCAGAGAAGTTTATTAAGGTGACACCTCAGCAGTATGATGTGTTCGAAAACTTGGGTTGGTACCCAGGAATACTGCGTGTAAACATCGATATTATCGACAGTAAGTTATTAAAGGTTAACTACCAAATGAAGCTGGCATTAAACAATGAACAGCCTATTGAAAAAATATCAGCTGATCGTGAAAAATTGTTGTTGAAATATTTTGAATATAAGAAACGTTTTAATAAATTTGTAGACCTATGAAGACAGCGGTAGAATGGTTCGAAGATGAACTAACACTTTTTTATGATGATGCTTATATCCAAAAGCTTCTTAAAGAAGTCAAAGAAATGGAGAAGTGGCAAATAATAGATGCTCACGAATCAGGAGTTGGATGTATTGATTATGGATATGGTATTGAATATTACAACGAAACATTTAAATCAAAATAAATTATGCACTGGAGAAATTTAATGAAAGACAACAAATACCTTGGGGCATGGGACCTTGAGGTAGCCGGTAAGTACGAGCCGAAGGTCGTTACGATTGAGCGCATCTATCAGGACACTATGGTCGGAGAGATGGGTAAGGAGGACAAGGTGTTCGCCAAGCTGAAGGAGTTTCCAAAGGCTATGGTATGCAACCGAACAAACTTCAAACGTTTAGAGACGTTTTTTTCGTCCTTTAACCCGGACGAGTACATCGGTAAGCAAATCGTTCTGACGACTGAGAAGGTCAAGAGTCCACAAGGTATGGTTGATGCGTTGCGATTCAGCACAAGACCAATACCTCAGAAGACCAAGGCTAAGCTAACGAAGTTGGATGCGGCTGTTGATTCTATTAAGAACAACCGATCAACCTTTGAGAAGATCGCTGAGGCGTATGATTTGACTGAGGATCAGGTTAAAGCTTTGAAGGATGCTTCGAATTAGGTCATCTAAATGTAGCGCTCTCTTTTCAGGACAGATTGGAGGGCTTACTGCCAAGCAGAGAGAAACGTTGGCCGACCTTTTATCAAAGATACAGCTTACACCTAAGCAAGCAGAGGAGAGAGATAGATTACAGCAGAAGGAGATGGAGGCTAATGAGCTACCTGAGGGTGCTAAGACATTGATCCAGGAGACAATTGATGAGAGGCTGTATGATTATCATGTGGAGTTAGACAAGCGTGAGCTTGAGAAGGGATGGGCTGTTGAGGAGCAATCAATCGAGCGTTATAACCGATTGTTCTTTACTGACTACAAGAAGTTAGAGGATGGTGACATGTACGCATCGCTTGAGCATGACATATCAAGGGGACATCCTGACGTTGTTGATGACCGAGATATGATAGTGTTAGATGTGAAGAGTTCTTGGAATAAGAAGACGTTCCCTAAGACTGACGCTAAGGCATTGAAGAAGGTCAAGGAAGGCGGATATGATTGGCAGGTCAAACATTATCTATACATGCTACGCAAGATGACCGGTAAGGACTGGCGAATTGGTGTGGTTGCATTTGTATTATGCTCAACACCTGAGGAGTTAGTACCTGAGTGGGAGGGAGACCAACTGCACTATGTGGACCATTTACCTGACAACATGTTGGTTACTAGGGTTCCATTGTTGTTGACTGATGAGGAGATTGAGTTCATGGAGGGTAGGCTAGAGTCAGCTGAGAAGTATGCTAATGAGTATATTAAGTACCTCAAAAACAAGAACTTATGAAAGTCCGCATCATAGATAATGGGTCATATGTAAATCTTAAACACATAGTAGGTAATGTATACGAGGCTGTCAAGGTCAGCGGTAACTACAGTGGATACTATGTTGATGTTCCGATATCAGATAAAAAGACCACATCATTGTACTTCCTCCCTTATGAGGTTGAGGAGGTTGATGAGTATCTAGAGAAGCTTCGTGACTGTCAATCGATAATTGCGCTCGCTTCTATGTCATTAATTTTAATAGCGATCATCGTTGTGATCGTTGCAATTTGTAATCAAATAATCAATTAATATGTTTAAATTCAAAGGGATCGTCCACACAATTGGGGCGACAAATCAAGTGTCTGACAAGTTCAGAAAGCGTGAGGTAGTGTTAACAGATGGAGCAACTGAGTACCCTCAGTACATCCCATTTACATTTGTCCAGGACAAGTGTTCGTTGGCTGACAACTTAATGGAAGGTCAAGAGGTTGAGTTTTCATTCAGTCTTAAGGGACGTGAGTGGACAAGCCCTCAGGGTGACGTTAAGTTCTTTTGTACAATCGAGGCATTCAATGTTGCCGGTGGTTCTGCACCAGCACAAGTTGCACCTGCTGAGGATGAGGACCTACCCTTCTAATAATTAAGGGGGAGCAATCCCCCTATTATTCTTACCTTTGTTAAAAACTTATTATGGCACCAAACAAATTTATCGGACTATTGTTCCAATCTCGCGACATGATGCATATCGCGCACTTACAAACTACATCATTCACTGAGCACAAGGCATTGGGTGCTTACTACGATGGAATCCTTGACTTGACTGACTCATTTACTGAGAAGTATTTCGGTGGTAACAAGCGAGTTGAGTTTACAATTCCTGAGTCTAAGAACATGGACGCTGTTGCTCACATGAAGGCGATGCAGAAACTTATTGAGGATGAGCGTGCTAACTACAGCTCTGACCTCCAAAACATTATGGATGAGATGCTCGGTCTAGTACACGAGACATTATATCTTTTGACTTTAGTTTAGGGTAGCAGTTAGAATTCTGAGGTTAGCCCTCCATGTAGGGGAAAAATTCTAGGTAGGTGTACATGGACATCCTATCTTTTTTAAATCAAATCAAATGTGGACATCAACATACACCATCAAGACGACTGAAGATCCAATCGTCAAATCAGTAATTAATAAGTATAAGGAACGTTCCCAAATTGGGATCGAGAAGTACGGCACAAATCTTATGCGTGATGATTACAATTTAATAGACTGGCTTAAAGAAGCACAAGCTGAAGCTATGGACTTTGCATTGTATTGTGAGGCAGCTATTAATAAAATAGAAAGAGATGGGAGCAAAACAGCGTGATTTAATAGGTCTTAGATATAGTATGCTTATTGTTTTAGAAAGCCTTCCAAGCGAAAAATTTGGTATTGGTGGTTATAAAAAAAGAATGTGGCTATGTAAATGTGACTGTGGAAATTTAACTAAAGCAGCTACAGGAGATCTTACCGGAGACCATAAGAAATCTTGCGGTTGTTTAACTGCTACGAGATCAGCTCAAAACTCTATAAAATCAAGATATAAGATAGTTAAGCAAGACGCTGGATATAGAAGTGTTTATGTTAGATATAGGGAAAATGCTAAGCAACGTAATTTAAAATTTGATCTTGATTTTGATATTGCTGTGTCTATTATGAAATCAAATTGCCATTATTGTGGAATAGAGCCATCAAATTTGTTTTGGAAATCTCATTACAATGTATATTATAACGGCATTGATAGAGTAGATAATACTATTGGATATGATATATCAAATTTAGTAGCTTGCTGTAAGATATGTAACATAGCAAAAAATAATAACACAGAGCAATATTTTCTTGAATGGATCAATAGGGCTTATCATCATCAAAACAATAAGTTGATTGTGAAAGAAGAGCAAACAAACGCCACTAAATCAAAATAGTGGCAAATGTTTGTAACAAATCTATTCAAGATATGTGGCAATTTTTACCCCTTATATTAAAACAAAATGAAAGAAAAAACACTAGCAATAATCGTAATGTTCCTAGTCTTAGGAATGATAGCAATAGTAGGAACTGCAATAGTTTCACAAATATTTAAAGGTTCATTTTAATAACAAAATCAAATGGAAGAGAAAATCAAACAATTAATCGAGCAAGACGGCTTGGCATCCAAGTCGCAGAAACAAAAACATGTACACCAACGCCATTATCTTTTCTATTTATTAAGAGATCGAGTCGGTATGACGCTTGAGTCTATCGGTGATTTATTCAACCGGGACCACGCGACAGTCATCCATGGTATCAATACCTATAAGACTAGGGAAGAGATGAAAGACCCATACATGAACCGAGACATTGCTCAATATAAAGAACTTTTAGAAGATGATAACTTACTTCAAATCAATTAATGATACCAACACACCATATCATGTAGACGTAAGTGAAGCAATCAAGAGAATAAGAAACGGAAAGTCAAAAGAATTAGTAGAGGCTGTCCGTCAAGAGGTTGACAAGGAAAGTCGAAACGAACGGAAGAAAAAACTTCCAGCCATTTGCTTCTCCGGCACATTCTCACGACGAGCTGACAACGCGATACTTGAGCATAGTGGGTTGATATGTATCGACTTCGATGGGTTCAGGGATGAACAGCATCTAGAGACGAAACGCCAAGAGTTAATTAATGATGACCATAGCTACTGTGTGTTCATATCACCATCAGGTGACGGCCTTAAGGTCCTAGTAAGGATACCAAAAGACTCGATGAACCACAAGAAGTACTTCAACTCACTACAAAAGCATTACAACTGTGATGAGTTTGACGTGACGAGTAAGAACATCAGTCGTGTATGCTATGAGTCATATGACCCTGACATCTTTGTTAACGAGCTATCATTCGTTTGGTCTGAGATAGAGGCCGAGGATGAGTACAAGCCTCAGGTACGACCGATGATCAAGGTTGACGATACAAATGAGATAACAAGACGTCTGACAATATGGTGGAGCAAAAGCTATGGCTTAGTCCCCGGTCAACGCAACAACAATCTATTTGTACTGGCTGCTGCTCTTAACGAGTTTGGGATTGATCAGACGACAGCTCAGCAGGTATTGATGAACATCGATGGCTCAGGTGAGATGCATAAGGAGATACCAACCATTGTCATGAGCGCGTATAGAGATATAAGCAAGCATGCGACAAAGTTCTACGAGGACGTTGACAAGACCAATAACATCAAGCGAGACCTGAAGATGGGCATACCGAAAGAAGAGGTAGCTGAGATACATGGTGTCGATGAGGTGTATGAGGACGAGGAGGACGACTTGTTTTGGACTAAGTCAAGCAAGGGTAAGGTTGAGCTGGTACCATTCTTATTTAGACAGTATCTAGAGAAGCATGGGTTCTACAAGTATTATCCATCCGGATCATCATCCTTTGTATTCGTTCGTGTGGTAGACAATACCATCAACGATGTGAACGAGGATATGATTAAGGACTTTGTGCTTGACTATCTACTGACCATTGATGACATGTCGGTATACAATTTCTTTGCTTTGAACACGAAGTTCTTCCAAGAAACATTCTTGAACTATGTGCCAAAGATTGACGCTAAGTTTAAGGAAGATGGTGTTGACGAGGCTTACCTATACTATAAAAACTGTGCGGTCAAGGTAACGCGTGGCGATATCATTGAGATTGACTACAAGGATCTAGGTGGGCACGTTTGGGAGAAGCAGAAGATTGACCGAGACTTTGCCAAGGCAGAGAATGTTGATTGTGAGTTTAGAAAGTTTGTGTCAAACATTTCCGGTGATGGCTCTGAGCACTTACGCTCGATGGAATCAACGCTTGGTTACTTAATGCATTCACATAAACCAGCAAGCTATTGTCCTGCTGTCATACTAAACGATGAGGTCATCAGCGACAACCCTGAGGGTGGGACCGGTAAAGGTATCTTTGTTAAGTCGATCAGTCACATGAAGAAGATGGTGATTATCGATGGTAAAGGATTCAGCTTTCAAAAGTCTTTCCCATATCAAAGGGTGCAGGTAGACACTCAGACGCTAGTGTTTGATGACGTCTCACGGCACTTTGACTTCGAGAGATTGTTCTCTGTCATTACTGAGGGGATAACGCTTGAGAAGAAGAATAAGGATGAGATTCATATCCCGTTCGAACGATCGCCAAAGATTATCATTACAACCAACTATGCCATCAAGGGTGCAGGTAATTCATTCGAGCGACGCAAATGGGACCTTGAATTCAAGCAGTACTACAGCAAGTCATACACACCTGAGAGTGAGTTTGGTCATATGCTATTCAGTGGTTGGGATAAGGTTGAGTGGAATAGGTTTGACAACTACATGATTAAGAACATCCAGCTTTACTTAAACAAGGGATTAGTTCGTAGTGAGTTCAAGAACCTTAAGACACGCAAGTTTATCGCCGAAACATCGGCAGACTTCTGGGAATGGTGTGTTGACAAGGACAATATGGACACCAAGGCAAATGCTAGCACAGTAGGTCAGGGATTATTTAATAGCTTTATTGAGCAGTACTCTGACTACGGTCAGTATGGAAGGTACAAGTTATCGCACAATAAGTTTTACAAATGGATCGATGCCTATGGTGAGTACGCATTCAATTGTAAGCCAAGGGTTTATAGAATATCAAACGGAAAGCAAGTAGAGTTTATAGTTAAGGAACCTAAACAAGAAGAACTAAAATTTTAAGTTATGGAATTAACATTAGTAGTAATCAAAAAACGCCTTGACCTGACACAAGAGTTGATCAGGTTCTCAAAGGTAGGTAGTCGTCAACGTGCTGAATATGAGGCAATGATTAAAGACTACCAGGACACGCTCGATTTTTTAAATGGAGTAACTGATAGCATGGACTATGTCCCTGAGTATTCAGCTCGTCAGTTAAGGCGTCAACTACTATGGTTGAGTCCTGAGACTAATCAAGAAGAAATAGAGGAAATCAATTCTAATCTAGTGAAATTAAATGCTAAGAGACTATCAAGTAGAGATAGCGACTAAGGCCAATAACATTCTTCGTAGCAAAGGCATCGTGTACTTAGCAATGGAAGTAAGGACCGGTAAAACACTGACCTCACTAGAAGTTGCTAAGTTATATGGTGCTCAGAACGTGCTGTTCTTAACGAAGAAGAAGGCCATTAGAAGCATCGAAAAGGACTATGCAAATTTTGGATATTCCTTTCAGTTAACAGTCATAAACGATGAGTCAATGCATAAGCTTGATGGTAATTATGACCTAGTTATTCACGATGAGCACCATAGGTTCGGGGCATTCCCTAAGCCTGGGCTAGCTACCAAGCTGTACAAGAAAATGTTCGGAAATAAACCGATGATATTCTTGTCAGGTACACCAACCCCTGAGTCATTCAGTCAGATGTACCATCAGTTTTGGGTAAGCCACAGATCACCATTCCTTAGCTATACTAATTTCTACCGGTGGTCCGATGACTATGTCAAAAAGTTCCAACGGACGATCAATGGGTTTGCAGTAAACGACTACTCAAGTGGCATTGAGCTGAAGATTATGTCAGCTGTTGCACCATACATGATCACCTTCACGCAGAATCAGGCTGGGTTCAGCACTGAGATTGAGGAGGAGGTTTTGTATGTCGACATGACTGAGAAGACAAAGATGATTGTGAAGAAATTAGAGCGCGACTTGGTCGTTGAGGGGAAGGACGAGGTTATTTTGGCTGACACTCCGGTTAAGTTGATGCAGAAACTACATCAGTTATGGAGTGGCACTGTGAAGTTCGAGAGCGGTAACAGCATGACGATTGATACCACAAAGGCTGAGTTCATTAAAAGTAGGTGGCACGACAAAAAAATAGGCGTATTCTACAAGTTCAAGGAAGAACTGAGCGCATTGAGTCAAGTCTTTGGTGATAAACTGACAACTGATCTAGAGAAGTTTGACAATGAGGACTATCAGGTTATAGCCTTACAAATTGTGTCCGGTCGTGAGGGTATATCCTTAAAAAATGCTGATTATGTGGTATTCTTTAACATTGACTTCAGCGCCACATCGTACTGGCAAGCGCGTGACCGGATGACTACAATGGAACGGAAGTTCAATAAGGTCTACTGGGTATTTAGTAATGGCGGTATTGAGGACAAGATCTACAAGGCTGTCAAGAGTAAGAAGAGTTATACGTTAAACATTTTTAAGAAAGATTATGGTACCTAGAGAAAGAGCACAAAAATTATTTGATAAATACTATCAAATTTTTGTTGACGATGTAGACGTACATTTTATTGATACGTCAAAAAGAATTTCCAAAAAATGTGCATTGATTGCAGTTGATGAGGTTTTAAAAATAACAGCTCACCATGATTATTGGCAAAATGTTAAACAAGAAATAAACAAACTATGAAACAATGCTTTGAATGCAGGAGAATGCTTGCGCTAGATAACTTCACTGACAACAAACGCCAGTACACATTGAAGACTGACCTTGGAAAGAATCGTGTGTGTAAGATCTGTACTTTTGAGCGTTCGGTTAAGAGTAAGAGCCTTATTCAATACAACTTTGAGGATAAGAAATTTGACAACATTAAGTTCGATGACATCGGTCAGGTGGCAGAGTACTTCACTAAAAACAATAAGATATGAAAGTAACAATTGAGTTTGACGGAAACGAAGAAAGAGAAGAACTTCGTGAGGCTTTAGATGGCTACAAGTGGAAGATTGCTGTATGGGATATGGACCAAGTACTAAGGAATGTAATTAGACGTGGTTATATAGACAATAGAGAGGCTACAACTGAAGAAATAGATTCAGCTGAAAAAATTAGAGAATTATTAATAAGGATATTAGAAAACTATAACTTAAATTTAGACTAATGAGAGTAACAATTGAACTAGACGATAGGGTCTATACATCAGAAGATCCGGAAGCAGAGTACTTTTGGGAGTTAGCAGAGTTATTTGTGTCAGCCGCTCGTGCAGCCGGGTACACAGATGAAACAATTAAAAAACATGTATGCAACCTGGAGACACTGTAATATGTATCGATGACGCGATAAAAGCCGATAAGATTGAGTTTGTGTCGGCCGCTTATCCTAATTGGATAAAGAAAGGTAGTAAGTATACCATCAGGAGAATTTTACTTAATGATGACATAGTTCCGGGAATTTTACTTAATGAGGTGGAAAACCCCTTAATTTTCATCCATTTAGTAAATAAAATACAAGAACCAGCATTCGGTATGTTTAGATTTGCTAAATTTGCTCATGACCGAGCAACAAATACAGTCGAAGCTTATCAAGAAATTAGAGTCTGAAGGCTTTTATGTTATCAAGTTGTCGGTTACAAATAAGACAGGAATCCCTGATCTAGTTGCTATACCAAAGAACTCAGACGTACAATTCATAGAGGTTAAACGGCCCGGTCAAAAGCCACGACCATTACAAGTATATAGAATAAATGAAATTAAAAGGCACGGAGTCTCGGCGAGAGTATATAATGGTGAGGAATTTCTTGATTATTGATCAGAACAAACTCCTAATCAGACAGTTAACACTAGATGGCAAGTCAGTACAATACATAGCAGATACTATAGGCGTAAGTATACATGACTTAAGTAGAAATTACTTAAGATCTCTTACAGCCAATATAGATGTCCGTAAGGTTGCTATGGGGTACAAAGATGAACCATATTACCGAACTGAAAAAGAAATGTTAAATGAAGTTAAATATGATTATAATACTTTAAGCGATGAAGAAAAACAAATCTATAACTGGAGAGAAGAAGCTGGCATCCTTGGTTGGGATTTTACCGGTGATGATGGATTTCATGGAAGATCTCCAAACCCAATACCCTGCCGTGTACAGCCGGGAAATCAAGAAGGCAGGCAATGATTTTATCAAGGCTGTCGAAAAGAAGACCGACATATTGTACAAAAAGATGAAGGGTGAAAACGATGAGAAGGTCGAGGAGTTCTACTATGAGATCATTAACATGGGCAATATGTTTAGAGAATGGCTAAAGGAATTGTAAGATATACAGTTGTTTGGATCAGTCAGAATCTAGCTATTCCGTTTTGGTCTATTGGTCACATACATTTAATGACTACAATTTATGATGATGTTATAGAGCTTCTTAGTTCTATTGGCATGAATGCAATTGTAGCTATAGGTTTTTACATAAGCTATAAAGAAGATGGAAGGAGTGTACATGATAAGCGTCAGGATAAAAGCCATTCCATTAAAGCACGGAACAAGGCTACTAAAGATTGACAAGGTCTTAAACTACATACCAATTGCTGTGGATAGCAAGGGTAATTTAATGAGCGATTACTTCATTAAGAAGACAGTTAGAAGGGATCATTTAGATAAGTATAGAATCTCATATGAAGTTTTATCAAAAATATATTTGTCTGGATTGTGCCACAATGTTAAAAATTAATATATTTGCTTGTAAATGAGCAGTATCAACTATGTAAACTTAATGATGTCGGAGATCAATGATCTAACCGATTGCATCTACGAGTCCCTCATAGACGACGACACACAAGAACTTAAATCAAACATCCAAAATCTAATCCGCGTACTTAGGGATCTCCAAAAGTCGCATGAAGACTAATCAATGGCAGTATATACTAATAGGGTACACGAACTTTATAACAGTGGTGTAACCAACAAATCTGAGATAGGTAGAATCATTGCAAAGGAATTCAACTTAGACTCTAATGAGAACACTATGCG